TGACCGTAACAAGTTCTGTAGGTGTCTAAATGGCCGTCGTAACGCCAACCGCAAAAGCTCAGTTTATTGACGCCGCAGGCATACCGCTTGCTGGCGGCTTTCTTTATACTTACGAAGCTGGCACGACCACGCCGCAAGCGACCTATACGGACTCGACCGCAGCAACGGCTAACAGTAACCCGATTGTTCTCGACTCGCGCGGCGAAGCTAATATCTGGCTGTCATCGGCCAACTATAAGTTTAAACTAACCGATGCTAACGGCACTGAGATCTGGACAGTCGATAATATCGCCGCGCCTTCAACGGCTCTGTCGCCGGTCTTTTCCAGTAACGTCACGATTTCGGCCAACACTTCCGGCCCTGCGCTTCTCGTTACTCAGACAGGTGCAGGCGCAGCCATCCGCGTTCAAGACTCCGCCGACCCTGACGCTACGCCGTTCGTCGTTGACACGTCAGGTCAGGTAGGTATTGGCACCGCAACGCCCGGTAATGCGCTCGACATCGCGGGCGGCACGTTTCAGATCTCATCGGCTGGCGGCACAGCTCGTTCGACCATATCAGCGGATACGTCAAACTCTTATTTTGCGGCGTCTGATGATCGCAATTTTGTCGTTCAAACCAACACTACGACTCGCTTAACGGTTAACAGCTCAACGGCCACGTCAACCGTTCCTGTCGTGCTTCCCGCTAACCCCACAACGTCGCTTCAGGCCGCAACTAAGGCTTATGTCGATCTTGGATCGCCTGCCGGTATCGTCGCTCCTTTTGCCGGAACTTCAGCGCCTTCGGGCTGGCTGGCTTGCGATGGTTCATCGGTTTTACGTACAGATTACCCGAATCTTTTTACCGCAATTGGCACAACGTGGGGTTCTGTAGATAGCACTCATTTTACATTACCAGATCTTCGTGGCACATTTTTACGCGGCACTGGCACTAATGGCACTTATGGCACCGCTGTCGGTCAAGCTGTCGGCACCTACGCGGCGGACACATATCTGAACCATAGCCACGCGGTTACAGATCCAGGCCATTTACATACATATTCAGTGGTAAGTGGATCCGCGCAAGCGGTAGGCGGCTCTGGGTCTAATTACTTTACTGGCACAGCTACCACTAATACGGGCGCAGCTTCAACTGGCCTGACCGTCAATACATCCACAACCGGCGGCACTGAGACGAAGCCAAAGAACTATGGCGTGCTATACATCATCAAGACCTAGTATTATAATGCCCTAGGAGGCATCTCACATGGTATGGTTCGATCAAGCGGCAGCGTCGCAAAACCAAGGCATACAAGGCGCTATGCTGCAACAGGCCATTCAGGCCGGTCAAGCTCAAAATGCCATAAATGAAGGCATTTCAAATAGCACTGGCGCATTAAGCGACTATTACGGCAAGGGCGCAGCCGCGCTTCAGCAAGGCCAGACTGGCGCGCTTGGCGGGCTAGAGAACTATTACGGCCAAGGCGTAGGTTTTCAACAGCCCTATATGGGGGCCGGCGCTGGAGCTACCAATCAGCTCGCGCAACTTTTTGGTCAAGGCGGCGCATATACGCAACAGCCTACGCTTGAACAGCTCCAGATGGATCCAAGTTATGCGTGGCGCACGCAGCAAGGTCAGCAAGCACTTCTTAACGCAACGCGGGCGGGCATAGGCGGCGCTAATGCCGGATCTGGCGCAGCGGGTAAAGCCTTTATTAATTACGGTCAAAATGCCGCCAGCCAAGAATACGGCAATGCGTATAATCGTTTCATGGCTAATCGCGCGCAAGCCGTTCAAGGTCTTCAAAACTTAGCGGGCACTGGCGCAGGGGCAGCTCAAGTAGCTTCGGGGCTTGCTGGCACGACTGGCGCTAACACGGCAAATGTCTATACCGGCACCGCTGCTAATACGGCTAATCTTGCAGGCACAACGGGCGCTAATATGGCTAACACCTATATGACTGGCGCTAATCAGTTAGCCAATAACTACAACTCGCTTGGTCAAAACATCGGCCAAGGTCTTGTCAATCAAGGTGCGGCTAATGCGTCGTCTTACACTAGTTCTGCAAATTTATTAGCGTCACTTTTAGGCCAAGGCGCACAAGCCGCCGCTTATATGTATGGACGCAAACCCGTGTCAGGAGCGGTAGGTTAATGCCGATTCAATACCCAGATATGCCGCAATTTCAGCCGCCAAACTTTAATTTTCTTGGCGCGTTAGCGCAGGGCGAAGCAACGGCGTCTAATGATTTGCGTAACCAAGTTATGCAGAATCAATTAGCGGAGTTTGAACGCAAGCGCGGTATTGAACAACAGCTAATGAATGTTACGGGTGCGCCAGGATTCAATTTGTCGTCGCCCGAAGCTGTCCGTCAATTACAAGGGCTTGACCTTGATACGGCGATGAAAGTTAAAGCCGCGCAAGAAATGGCCGCATACCATGCTGCGGCTACGGCTAATCAGACCAGCGATGCGGCTATTCGCGCTGCGCGGTATAAAGCCGAAGTGCCGGGGATTGAAGCAGAAACGGCGCATAAGATTACAACCGCTAATACTGGGTATTTAGATCTTCACAATAAAAAAATTACCGCCGCGCAAGATATTTTGGCTCGAACTGATCCTGAGACATGGGCGGAAGATCATGCCGCTATTATGAAACTTGATCCGCAATTTGCGTCGCATCTTCCATCGCCCGACAAATTTGATCAAAAGAAGATAAATAAATCGCTCATGTCAATAGACATGACGCGCAACATCATTGGTGAAGAACTTAAAGCGCGCATACCTAAAGTTGTTGCACCTACTGAAAATATGCCCGGTATGATTGTCGGGCCGGAAGGCGTATCAAAATTACCGCAAGTTGCGCCAGGTTCTACAGCTTGGGGGCCAGAAGTCGCAGCGCCTGTTGTGCGGCCTCAAAACGTTATGGTTTCTAATGCGCCTGTTAACAACAACATGGGCCGTCTATTGTCGCCAGAAGCTATGAGTCTACCGCCTGAAGCCAAGGCTATCCAAGACACAATGGCTACTGAACAAGCCATTCAGCAAGCCGCGCCGATTGGCCGCGAAAAAGAAGCGCTTGGAAAATATCGTTTTAGCAACACGTTAAAAGATATGGGTAACACTTTTATTGATTTGGCTAAAGCTAAAGGCATTGTTGTCCCTGGTGAGACTCCAGGCGAAACTTTTGAAACTTTAGCCAACAGATCAAAAGCGGGGCAAATATTAGGTAAACTAGACGCCAGTGAACGCTTGGCATTAGTAGATCAATTAAAATCTCTCGTTACAACTGCGGTGCCTCAATTCGCGTCGGCGGCAGGACTTCAAAGCAAAAATTTTGATTCGGAAAAAGAAGGCCAGCGTCTTATGAGCGCGTTAGCCGACCCAGACAATATAGCCAACATCAGTAGCGCGTTTGGTATTCTTAACAATCTGAACAAACAATTTGGTTCTGGCGCTCAATTATTCGAGCCAAAGAAAGAAATTGGCGGAATTATAGGCGCGCGGCGCGGCGCAGAGCAAAAACCAAGCGGTGAAATTGATTTTGGAGCGCTGAAATAATGGACGTTCGGCTTCCTGACGGCACCCTTATTAAGAATGTTCCTGAAGGAACGACAAAAGCCCAGCTTACAGAAAAGCTGAGAGCTAATGGCTATGACGTTAGCGCGCTTGAAGAAAAACCGTCTGGATTTGCTGATACAACGCCAGGTAAGGTTCTCGGCTATGTAAACGAAGCTGCGGGTAATGCGCCAGCGGACATAATGAATATAGCGCAAGGTGCGTATAATGTAGCGACAGATCCTTTGCAGGCTTTACAAGGCGTTGCTGAAGCCGCTGGCAGTCCATTACAAACCGGCGCTCAGTTGTTAGGCGGCGCGTATCAGGTTCTTAGACATCCGCTTGAGTCATTTAAAAATGCGCCCGCATCTACATTAATGGGCGTTACAGCGGCGCGGGGGCTTGTGTCGCCGTTAATGGCTGGCGCAAGCAACGTGAGCGCAGCGGCGACGCCGATTGTCCGTAATATGCTCAACCCAAAAGCACAAATGTATGGTGAAGCCTTCGGCGCGCAAATGCCAGAAGCTATTAATGCTCTTGCAACCGCGCGCCCAGGACTGACGTCAGCGCAGGCGTTAGCGGATATTAATGCGCCCGCCATACAGGCTATTGGTGAGAAAGCTATTCAGCGTGTGCCTCAAGAGGCATTGGCATCGCAACAAACGCAAGAGGCTGCAAGAGCGCAACGCATCGGTCAGATTGCCGGGACGCCAGCGGATCTTGCGGCGGCTGAACAAGCGCGAACAGCGGCGGCAAAAGTTAACTATGCTAAAGCATTTCAAGAGGCCGCGCCGGACATTCCAAAAGATCTGCTTGACCGTCCGTCTATGAAAAAAGCATTTGAGGTGGCTGAAGATCTTGCTGCCGAACGCGGCGGCAAAAGCACGCCCATGCAGCGTTTGCATGATACTAAATTGGCGCTCGATAAAATTGTGTCCGCTCCAGAAGATTATGGAATTGCTGGCGCTCAGAAAGCCGCCATCCAAGATACCCGCAAAGCATTTATATCCGAGCTAGAAAAAAATCCGGCATATTCTAAAGCGCGGGCAGAATATGCGGCTCAGAGTATGCCAATTAATAAAATGCAAGTCGCTCAAGAATTGCAGAAAGCAATGACGGCTCCGTTGACAGGCGAAACAACGCGCGGTGCTATGTTTGCAAAAGCGGCTGAAGAAGCACCTAAAACTATCAAGCGCGCGACCGGGCAAGAGTTTTTTACAAAACTTGAGGATGTATTATCACCTAATGAGCTAAATGTTGTGAATGACATCCGCGATGAGTTCCGACGCACACAACTTGCCAAAGATCAGGCTAAACTAGCTAAATCATCCGGAGAGGATTTAGCGACGGCTCAAATAGGACCGATCTCACATTTGAATCTTCTTAACCGCGTGTGGACAATCGCTAATACTATTATCAAACGATCATTAGGAAAGATTGATGAAAAGTTAGCTACACAAATCGGCATGGAAATGTTAGACCCGGCGCAAATGCAAAAAGCACTTAAAGCGGCGCAAGAATATAATAATAAAACACAAGCTATGCAGCAACACATGCGTCGTAAACCTGTAGCGCCTCCAATTATATCAGGCGCGGTATCTTTTGGTAATGCGTTGTCACCTCAACAGAATCAAAATGCAATGGCGAGATGAAAATGAGCGAATATCAGTTTTTCTTCAATGTCGCCACGGCAATAGCAGGCGTCACTTTTGGATGGGTGCTTAACACNATCTGGGGGTCACTTAAAGATTTACAANTTGCTGACAAGGCGCTGGTCGATAAAGTCGCCAGCATCGAGGTGCTTGTTGCCGGGCGCTATGTGACGCGCGATGAATTTAACGTAGCGTTAANTTCAATATCGGCAAAACTTGACCGCATCCAAGATCTTCTCTCACANAAGGCAGACCGATGACTTGGCCGCTTCAATCGCAGTGCGACGCTTACTATGGCAACCCACGCGGGCGTAATGGCCGGGCATCCGCTCAATGGGAAAAAGCTAATCTTGTTCGCGTAGCGCCGCCGTTCAAAATGCAGTTTGCTGGCAAACCGATNACATCCGTGTCTATCCATAAGANATGCGCGGACAGTTTAGCAANAATTTTTAACAATATTTGGCTCGCATCGGGTAAAAACCAAAAAATAATTGACGATTGGGGCGTCTCTGTCTTTTCAGGGTCATATAACTATCGTGTAATGCGCGGCGGTAACGTATTGTCAATGCACGCATATGGGTGTGCTATTGACCTTGACGCCCCCCGGAACGGGTTTCATGACCCGACTCCGCACTTCGCGCAAGTGCCTCAAGTCCTAAAAGCCTTCGAGGACGAAGGTTGGACTTGGGGTGGTTCTTGGTCAGGTCGAAGCAAAGACGGGATGCACTTCCAAGCCGCCCGCGTATAGGAGATAGGTAAATGCTTAAAAATTGGATGACGACAGTGCCCGGCGTGTTGACGCTTCTTACTGTCTTGTTTCAAGCATGGCAAACAAAGACGCTTGATTGGGGTTCATTGCAGGCGTCGCTTGTTGGCCTTGGTCTTATTGCCGCTAAAGATTTTAACGTGACCGGCGGTTCTAAGTGATCTCTACAATATTAACAATTATCAGCGGGCTATTTACGTTTGCNGGTAAATTATTTGAGTATCTCTACGCACGTCAAATGGTTGACGCCGGTAAGACGGCGCAACAACTTGAAGATTTTAAGGGGCAAGTAGATGCCGCCAAGAAAGCCGTGGAAGCGCGCGAACGTGTTCGTTGGCTTGCTCTTAACGACCCTAGTGGCCTCATGTCAGACGACGCGTTCGTCAGACCCGATGACAAATAGTCTAGCGTTTTGTGATGCAGCACGGCCCATATATTGGAGCCGTAAAGATACGTTGAAAACTATTGAACAAGTGAAAGAGCATAACGCAGTGGGTCGCCTNTGCGGTTGGGGAAANAAATGATTACCGCCCGTGATGTTGAGCGTGTTCTTAAAAAACACAGGCTACCATCAGGAAGGTATAAAATCAGTAAAGCGGCAGAAGAATTAGGTATAGATCGTCATCGTTTGCGTTACNTTATGTTAAAACATGAGGGCAAATTTGAGCAGCCTATTCTTCCTCATCGCACGCGTCAGATTGATGAGTTGATTCGNGATCGTTTATCTGAAAGCGAGCGAATTATTAATGCCGATGAAGCAAGAGATTTAATTAATGTAAAAATAAATATCGACGGGCCNATAGCTCTGCTATGTATGGGTGACCCACACATAGACGATCCGGGGTGTGCTTTTGCGCTACTTAAGTCTCATCTTGAGCTGGCTGGTCGCCATCCTTATATCCTCCCTTGTAATATTGGCGACCTGGCAAACAACTGGGTTGGTCGTCTCGCTCGGCTGTATGCAGACCAATCCGTCACCGCTAGGGAATCTTGGACGCTCGTTGAATGGATGGTCAAGTCGGTCCAATGGCTATTTATTCTGGCCGGAAATCATGACTTATGGACGGGGTCAGGAGATCCTGTTTCGTGGTTCGCCAAGCAAGCAGGCTCCATGTATGAAGAACATGGCGTAAGACTGTCGCTTCAACATCCTAATAATACAATAACGCGTGTCCATGCGCGCCATGATTTTGCCGGGCACAGTATCTGGAACTCGATGCACGGGCCAAAACGCGAAGCAATAGCGGGCTTCCGTGACCATCTTCTTATTGCGGGGCATAAGCACATCGGCGGCGACGAAGGTATGATAACGCCCGATGGCACAGCCGCTCAACTTGTCCGGGTGTCAGGGTATAAAAAGGCCGATACCTACGCTAAATCATTAGGTCTAAAAAAGATGCCAATGCACCCGGCAGCTTTAATTATCATAGATCCAAGAGAACCAGACACGTCGCGTGGGCGGGTGTTCTGCGCGCCGACGATAGAAAAAGGCGTCATCATACTAGACGCGCTTCGTAGAGATTATGATTCCTCTAAGAAAAGGAAGAAATAATGAGCGCCGAAGATGATGAAGATTTGTATGATGGCCCGGACATTATTGAAGAAGCCGACATAGATCCTGTAGCTGCGCGCTGTAACTCGTTTACAAAGCTCCTTGCGTTAGCCGACCATATTACGGACGAGAGCTTACGCAAGGAAGCATTGATGATGCTAGCCGCTGTTCGACGTAGCTTTAAGACTCAACCGACCGGAGAGTTGTCACAGTTTCCGTCAAAAGATCGGTCTTAGGTTTTGACATTACCGCAGCCTTAAAGTCTTTACGGCGCTTATAATCTATATCAGCGTTAGCCGTAGACTTTTGTTGCTCGTAATCTTTAGCAAACAACGCGGCAAACGCCTCATAGTTCATGGCGTCAAGGCGGCTGTCCATATGCGACGGGTTAGCAAAGTTACGCGCGTTTTTGACGCTCACCATGATTACCGCAACTTCATAAGGATGAATATCGCGGCCAAGACGCAACGATGCAATATCAGCGATAAGCTGAAAGTTATTNTCGATTCCCCCGTAGTCAGCGCCGCGTTCGCCTATCAGCTCGCTCGCTTGTTTCAATAGATCGTTCGGATTCATTTTCTATTTCCTTTAACAATTCGTCCCGCTCACGCAACATTCGCAACGTCGTATAACGCTGATGCAAACGTATAATGATTGTAGAACGCCGAGCATTTAAACGCTCGTCTTCCAAGAGGTCCAGCACCTCTTGTTCCGTGTAGCCCGCTAGGGCTTCATTCAGTGTTCGCCAACTATGACAGCTCATCTAAAGCTAACTCCGATAGAGATTTCTTATCGTATAACGCATCAAAGATTCTTTGGTCAATAGTTTTATTACAGATGATGACATAACACCACACGTCGCGCGTTTGCCCGCTGCGATGCAACCGCCCTATTGTCTGCTCATAAAGCTCAAGCGACCAAGGCAAAGACAGAAATATTATTTTATTGCCGCCAAACTGTAGGTTAAGACCATGCCCGGCGCTCTTAGGATGTATCGCTAATAGTTCTATCTCGCCTTTATTCCATCGTTCAACCGCGTTCGGCGTATCTATTGTTTGAACATGCGCATATCGTCGTTGAAGTTCAGCCAACTCTTCTTTATAATTGTAAACAATAATTGTATTGTCGCGTTGATTTTCAGATAAAATTTCATGCAACACATCAAACTTGTGATCTGAAATCCATTCAGGGCCATTGGGGCCATAAACAAATCCGCCAGCAAGTTGTTGTAGTTTGTTTGTAACTGCAGCCGCTGTTGCAGCGGTAATTGTTTGACCTACATCAATCACGAAATCTTTTTTCATAGTATCGTATGATTTTCTATCCGGCATATCAACGCACATTTTGATTGTGTGCAATTCCGGTAGTTTGTTTTTATATTCGCCAGGCTCTAATACATACGTCCACGGTTTAATTTGCTTCATAATATATTCAAGCGCGCGCGGTAAGGGTTCCCACTGACCATACTCACGGTTAATGCAGCAAAAATATTGTTGTAAAAATGCGCCTTTAGACCGGCCTAAGATTGTTTTATCAATAACTTTACATTGCCCAAACACATCTTCAATTCCATTAGACGTAAATGATCCGGTCAAGCCCCATCTAATGTCAAACTTGTCAAGCATTTTCTCTAATATTTTAAAACGTTTGCCGCTTGGATTTTTAAGCCGCGTTAGTTCATCAAATACAACCCCGTCAAAATTACCAACTATTGATGGAATGTTATCATAATTTGTTACTACAATATCAGCATCCGAATCAAACGCCGCTTTGCGTTGTGNTGGCGTGCCGACAGCAATAGCTATTTCAAACTCAGGACACCATTTNGCGCCTTCCTGTTTCCATACGTCCGTGCAAACGCGCTTGGGCGCTAATACGAGCCAGCGGTCTACAAACCCGCTACGCAGCATTTCAGTCATGGCCGTCAATGTTATTGCTGTTTTACCCGCGCCAACTGGCGCTAGGATCATGGCTCGGTCATGGGCGTAAAGGAAATCTGCGGCTTCATGCTGATACGGTCGCAACTCCATTTATTTATTTGCTCCCTATTCCATAAACAGGCGTAGTTTTGATTGAGACGTTGCATGTCATCAGCAAAGATCTTTTGCAGCGCTGATAGTTTGCCGCCTTCTCTCTTTAGTTCTACAAACCATGTCTCGCCATTTGGCAAACAGACCACGCGGTCGCTCACGCCGCGATTGCTCATGCTATTAAATTTATAGGCTATGCCGCCAAGTGATTGAACTGACTTGACAAAGTAGCGTTCAATATCTTTTTCAAGATC